GCAAATCTCTTTCACGCCAGCAGCCGGAGCAACAAGGATCAACCGTCAGAATCATATAAAATCGGCTGGTCAATACGCCGCGTGCACTCTGATCGTTACTGCTAACGGAACAGGCACGGCAGCCGAGTGGTTGCTGACCGGAGATACCGCAGCATGACGCCCACGATTCCATTCATGCAAGTACAACCACCGCCACCAGCGGCTGCAGGTGGCGGTACGCCACGCACCCTTTACTGGCGCTCTACGCAGTCCACGGTGGTTAGTGCCGCTACAGCGGTGCGATCGCTCAATCAGACCGTAGGCGCCGGCCAGATGTCAAGTGGAGTAAAGCTGGGTGCCAGCACTACGGGCGCATCAATTGTTGTCACTCCGGGGGCTGTCGGGCAGACCACACCAACCTTGGTTACCGCTATAGCCAACAAAGGCTGGATCTACGACACCGCAGGGGCGACTACAACCGGCACGTATGCAGCAGGGTCGTGGACCTTTAATGTCCAAGTGCATGAATCAAGTGTCACTACGCCAACCCAGAAGTGCGCTGTCACGTTGTGGAAGGTCACAGCAACCACCACAGCCGTGACGTCAGTGCAGTCCATTGGTAGGTATGTGAGCGCCGACTACACCGCAGCGAACAACAGCAACCTTGGTGTCAGGGTGACGTGGACCGGCGCCCTCCCAGCGATCACAATCGGTGCCGGTGAATACATTTATATGCAGGTCGATATCTCTCAGACCGCTGCCGGTGGGGCAGCCTCAACCGCACAGGCTGTACACGATTCGGAGACCGGCCCGTCGACTACGGCCAGCGCTGTGTTCGGTTCGATAGTCACATCAGCATTCGCATAAAGGACAAAATGGCCTACGCAACAATTGCAGACGTAAGAAATGCCCAGTCGGTTATGGCAAACGATGCCGACATACAGGTAGCGCTAGATCACGCCTCGGCTTCAGTAGACGCAAAGACAGGGCGCAAATGGGGTCAGGCGATCAGCACACGAACCGTGGATGATGTCCGCACCGATGCAATCGTTGTGGGCCCGGTAGCAAGCGTTACCGAGCTACGAGTAGGCGCCAGCGTGATATCGCCAGGCGCCTATGAGGTCCGACCGTGGGGTATCCGCTTACGCGGCGGCGCCTTCTGGTGGGGTGGAGTCAGCGGCACCATAAGCGGCGCAACAGTGACCATCACCGGAAACTTTGGCGAGGCGACACCGGAGCTAGTCAAAGAGGCCACCATCTTGCTCGCCATTGATCGCCTCGGCGGCACGACGACCACCACCACCACAACCGATTCTGCGATACCGGATCTACCTAGCAATGTCCGGTCGTTTTCGGTTGAGGGCCTATCGGTAGCGTTTGCCGATAGCGGTACGACCACAGTCGGAAACGGGACAGGCAACGACGAAGCGGATCGGTTGCTAGCGCTTTTGTCCCAGGACACGGGCGGTGTCGTGTGAGCATTATCGACACATTGCTAACCCGCGATCAGTGCGTCCTTAAGCGGCCACAGGGCGGCGCAGACGCCGAGGGTAATCCGCTAACGGGTTATGCCACCGTAGGGACGGTCCGCGGTACATGGGGTACGCCCGACGCCCAGGAACGGGCCGAGGGAGGCCGACCGGGACAGATCGTTTCGGCCACAATCGCCGGGACATTTCAAGCAAGAGTGGGCGATCGCCTCATTGGGTTACGTGGCCACGATTGGGAGATAGAGGACGCGCACGCGGTGGTAACCCCGCACATGCGATACCTATTACGGAGGCTCAAGTAGATGGCCGGTCAACGCTCACGGTCGAGTTTCGATCTAGACGAGAAGGCGTTCAAGGCAGGACTAGCCCAAGCCGCAAAGCGCATGGACCTAAGAAGCGCAGAGGATCTAGAGCGCCTCGGCTACAAGGTAGTTAATGGTGCACGTCGATACTGCCCTGTCGATAGCAACAGGTTGCGGGGCAGCATTGACATACAGGAGCGGGGCCGGGATGCCAAAGGCCCGTTCGTAGTCGTGGGCACGCCAGTCGAGTACGCGGGCTACGTGGAGTTTGGGACCCCACCACATAAGATTCGCCCGAAGAATAAGAAGGCGTTGGCGAACCGCAAGGGCGGATTCGGACCCGTGAGTGGCGTTGTCAATCACCCAGGAACTGACCCTCAGCCGTTCATGCGTCCGGCTCTACTAGAGGCCGCTACTAACTGGCAGCCGAGGATCACACCTTGAGTTCTACTTCCGCCGGCGCATTGAAAGCGTTCCTAGAAACTCAAGCACTAGGCCTTCCCTGGTTCCGTAACAAAGCACCGCATACGAAGGGCGACGGGACGCCGCAGGGCTATCCGATGGGAATCATTCAGGACAACATTGCCAACGCGCCCGAGCGAACTGGTGACGGTACATACAAGCGGACGATCGAGCAGGTGCAGATTGACATCTACGAAGACGCGTTGGCCGAATCGCCCACGCTGGCGAAGAACGTCATTCGTGCCCTTGCGGGAGCAAAGCTGGCAACGGCCCCGGAGTTGGTCTACCGCATCGAGCTATTCGGCGGCCCAAACCGCGTGGCAGTACCGGACGCAGAGCCGCCTTTGGTCCGACACACGGCGACGATAAATCTCCGACGCAAATTATGAGCAGTGGCCGACTCGGGCCAGACATAGGAAGATAAAACCAACAACACAGAAAGGGTCAGCCCCGGATGGCAAACCCCAAAACAACAGTCAAAGTAGCGCAGCCCAGCGGTGAGATCACCGTCACCTTCCAAGGATGGCGACAAGAGACGTTTCAAGTCTCGGATCACAAAGTCCAAATCGACGAGCGTGACCTAGAAGAGTTCTTGGCAGCAAACGAAGGAAGCGCCGAGACAGGGCGCGCTTCCGCCAAAGAATCCCCAAAGAGCTAGTTGTACAACCACCTGCACCAAGGACGGCGCAGGGATCAAGCGGTCTGACCGGAACCCGGTTGGTCCTTCCATGGAGGAAAAAGTAAATGCCATTAGGTCACAACACCGCACTCTTGAGCGTTCACGACGCCAAGGTCCGCAAACTTCTTACAGACCCCGCAGGCGGCACGGCCACCTACGGCCCATGGGTCGACATTCCTGACATGACATCCGTTGGTCTTGAGGGCGATACCGATGTCAAGACCCGCCGTGGTGACGGCACTATCCGTGACCGCCGCCAGGTTCTTACCGGCATGACGATCACAGCCGAAAACACGATCCTGCCCGCCGATGTCCTATCGCTCCTTGAGGGCGGAACACTGGTGGATGCGGGAGTGACACCAAATCAATCATGGACGTACACCTACGCCGGTTCCACAAAGCCGAACTACGTCGAGTTTCGCGCCAAGTGTGACGACACGGACTACCCATCGGGCGACTTCCACTTGGTAGTTCACAAATGTCAGTTGAACAGCAAGGTGCCGTTGGGATTTACCGACGAAGATTTTCAGACGTACACCTACGAGCTGGGTTCAGTCGCTCGCAATGCCGACGACAAGTACTACACGTTGATCGCTAACGAAACAAAACTCGCGATCGTTTAACGGCAAAGTCGTGGACGGGCAGCGCCCCTTCTTCGGGGGTCTGCATGGTTGGCGCTCCCGTCCACCCACTACCTGAAATGCTTTCAGGGACATAAGGACAAGGCGAAACCCGCCGGACCAAGGATGGATATGGAAATTACCGACGCCCAGCGTCTAAAGAACGACGCGCCCACGATCACACTCAATGACGGTCGCAAACTCAAGTTGCATTTCGGATACGGCGGACTTGAGATGATCGAGGCCCATTTCGGATCATTGCAAGGGCTAACCGATGCATTAGGCAAGGGAGCCGGAGGGGCGTTCTTCTCGGCGGTCCTTCATGGCCTGCATTGCGCTTTATGGCAAACACAGATACCGATTGAGCAACTGCGCGAGCAACTCGATCCAGCAGACATCGAATCCCACGGCACGATCTTGAGTGATGCGTTGATGTTGGCTTTCCCCAAGCAGGTCCAGGCGAGCAACGCGGCAAGCGGCGAGGCCGTAAGTCAGAACGGATCGACTGGACCGGCGATTACTACTTCGCAACCGTTATCTGTGGTCGGTCCCATAACGACTTCTGGCTAATGACACCCGCCCAACTGGCGATGCTCGCCAAGGGGCATCAGCGGTACAACGATCCCGACGGTGCAAAGAATGACAACAAGCCGAAAGGCTTGCGCGCCTTTCAAGAGATGACGCAATAGCCGATGGCCTACGACCTACCCGACCTTGTAGCCAAGCTACGGATCGACACGTCGGACTTAAACACGGCAGCGGCGCGTGCCAGCGCCAGCATGAGCAGGGTGTCTGACGCTGCGAGCAACGCCGTTAAAGATCTCCCAGACAAATTGGGCAAGGTCGGCGAGGACTCGGGCGACAGCCTCGGGGAGGGCATCAAACGTCGATCGAGTAAGGCGATCGGCGAAACATCCGAGAGCTTGAAGCAAGCCTTTGCCAAGGCAGGGGCAGATGCCGGTGGCAAGTTTGGCGATGGGTTCTATTACGACGCTGATTTGAGATTGAGAAATGCAGCAGGGCAGCTCGCTACGCGAGTCGAGGCGATCAACAAGGACCACAGTGTCCGGCTGAAGGTTGATCTCGATGATGCCCCCGCCCGGCGCTCCTTGAGTCGGTTAGGTAGTGCCCTGGATCAAACAGAGCGCCGGCTGTCCACGTTCGGCAGCGGCCTTACGAACATCGGGATCGGCGCAGGCATTGGAGTGCTGGCCCAGCAGGCGGTATCGCTTACGGCCGCCTTGGCGCCCGCCGTGGGCATCGTGGCGGCGTTGCCGGGTGCTCTTAGCGCGGTGGGAGCGGCGGGTGCGACTGCTGCTGTGGGCCTCAATGGCATGGGCGCTGCATTCAAGGCCATAGCTGATGGTGATCCAGCGAAGATTGCCGAGGCAATGGGCAAGCTGGCCCCGTCAGCACGGGCGTTTGTCACAGAGACGGTAGGAATCGGCAAGGCGTTCGATCCCATTCGCCAGGTAGTGCAAGAGCGTCTATTCGATGGACTTGACGTGTCGTTGCGAAACCTAGCCACGGCGTCATTACCAACACTGCGCACGGGGATGAGCGATGTAGCCGAGTCGCTGAACGGCGTGGCTAGGGCAGCGCTGAGCGCTACTGCAACTCCGCTGTTCCAGGGAGCAATGGCGACCGTCTTCGCGACGACAACCACCGCAACCAATCAGTTCGCTGGTGCTGTTGGACCGTTGACCACGGGCCTGGCCAACCTGGCGGCAGCGGCATCGCCAGTGATCCTGCGGTTCACGGAGTTCGTCAACAAGGGTCTAGGAACAGCAGGCGCGTTCCTCTCGACTCAAGAGGGCGCCGCCAAGATGACGGCGGTAATGCAACGCGCAGGCGACGTGTTGTCGTCGGTGTTTTCTATCGGCGTCAATCTTGGCAAAGCTCTAGGGGGCATCTTCTCGGCCTCGGGGTCAGAGGGTTACTTGGCGGCGCTGGAACGCATTACTGCCAAGTTCGCAGAGTGGACAAAGAGCGCCGAAGGTCAAGAGCAACTGCGGACGTTGTTTTCATCGCTGAGTGAGATTGCGGGCCACCTGGGAACAGTGTTGGTAACGGTTGGCAGCGCCATCCTAAAAGTGTTTCAGGCAGTCAACGGCCTGCCCGGTCCAGTGAAGGACACCGTGTTGCAAATGGTCGCGTGGTCGTTGGCGGTGGGCCTGCTGATAAAGGGCCTGTCCGGTGCCAGTGTGGCCGTCAAGGGACTTATCGGCGTGGCGGGCGGGGTTAAGAAGGTGTTGGCCGGCGCGGCGGAGGGAAGCGCAAAGATGGCGGTTGCCATTCGTAACACCGGGCCTGCGGTAAGCGCAGCGGCGACGAAGGTCGGTGAGTTTGGCAAGACAGCCCTGAACGTGGCTCGCTTTGCTGCCGACATCGCTGTGGCATGGGTCAAGATGGCCGCAGCAGCCGTAGCAAACGCGGTGAAGACGGCGGGGGCCTGGGCGCTAACTAACGGAGCAGCGATGGTCAAGGCCGTTGCGTCAATGGTGATCGCAGCGGGCTCCGTGGTAGCCGGATGGGTAGTGATGGGAGTCCAGTCGCTAATCGGAGCGGGCAAAGTGGCATTGGCGTGGATCATCGCGATGGGTCCGATAGCCCTGGCGATTGCGGCAGTCGTCGGGCTTGTCATCCTCATTGTCAAGAATTGGGACACGATCAAAGAGGCAACCTCCAAAGTGTGGTCAGCCATCTCTGGGTTCATCACCGATGCGTGGGACGCCATTACCGAATTTGTCAGTAAAGCGGTTGGGGCGATTGCGGACTATGTAGTCGGTAAGTGGAACAGCCTGCGTGACACGACGATGGCGGTCTACAACGCGTTGAAGGATGCCATCACTAATGCTTGGGATGCGATCTACGCGGCTGTCTCGAAAGTGGTTAGAACAGTGGTCGACTTTGTAGTGGAGCGTTGGAACAATCTCAAGGCAAACACCCTTCTTGTGTTCAACGCTGTGAAAGACGTTGTGACGGGCGTGTGGGACGCGATCTGGGCAACCGTGTCGCGAGTGGTCAGGGCCGTAGTGGACTTTGTTTTAGAGCGCTGGGAGAACCTAAAGACAAACACGGTAAACGCCTTCAACGCTGTGAAGGACGTAGTAACCGGAGTGTGGGACCGCGTGCGTGATGCGGTGTCGGGAGCAGTGAGCCGTGTTCGTGAACTGATCTCCGACGCTTGGAACTTTGTAAAAGAGAAAACGTCCGTGGCGTGGAACGCTGTAAAGGGTGCGGTGACGGACGGCGTGCGTGGCGTGGTTGATGTCGTGTCCGATCTGCCAGCCCGCCTGCTCCGAGGATTAGGCAAGATTGGGGACTTACTGCTCAATGTCGGGCGTGACATTGTAGACGGATTGAAGCGTGGCATCGAAGGCGCATGGCGTTTTGTCACCGACACGATACGGCGACTGGTCGATGGAATCGCAGGGCCGGTTAAAAAGCTCCTTGGAATTAGTTCGCCATCGAAGGTCTTTGCCAAAATCGGGCGCAACATCGCCGAGGGATTGGCGCTGGGGATCACTGCCGCAACCGGGATGGTTACCGACGCTGTAACCGGGCTCAGCAAGGAGTTGCCGAGCTACGTCGATGGCGACATTGGCAATTTATCTGTGTCGGCAGGCCGAATGACGGGCAACGGCGGTGCATCAGCAACGGCCGCTATGCCAAACAGCACCGGGGCCAGCTACACGGTCAACCTTCCATTGGTGCCATACACAGCCGAACAAGTCGGACGCGAGGCCGTCCAGCAACTACGCAACATGGAATTGGCGCAGCTATGAGGTTATTCGCAGCCGTCCCATTTCCAGGCTCCCGCTTCACGTACCCAGGATTGATCGGTCTTGTTGAGTGCGGGCGTGTCGTATTGGGCGCTGTACTTCGCACTATCACCCGTCACAACAGCGGACCTACCGAGAGACTTGACAGTGGCAAACATCGGACCCGCAGCGGCAGTATCGGCAACTTCCTGCGCAGTCTGTTTGGCACGACAGCGAGTCGACCACATGGCGTAGACACGATCGCCCGCACCGCTGAACAGAGCACCGTCGTATTCGGTCGCCGCAGCCACGACGCCTTGTTCAGGTGTCGTCGTAGTAGTCGAGGTAGTGGCAACAGAAGCTTTGGTGTCGCTATCCCCACCGCAGGAAGTCAGAGACAGAAGAACAAGACCGGAGATCAAAAGGCGGCGCATAGCCCGGCAGCGTTGCACCCAACTAGGGCGACCGTCAAGGACGAGGCGTTATGAGCAGTTATCTAGTCGTAGCGCAGGGAGTCACCGAACCACCCCCGCCACCACCGGGAGTCCCGATCGGGGCGTATGCGCACCAGACGCCTGGGGATCCAACCGCAAGCGCCACAAACGTCGATCAAATCAGCTACACGGATGGATATGGCGAGGAAACGGACCTATCTACCATCTTCGGTGAGCAGTACAAGGCAGGACTGGACGGACGCTTTACCGCCCCGGTCGAGCATTTCAGTGACCAGGTACCGGAGCAGGACGGAGCCAGGTATCGAGGCAGCCGTGTGTTGCCCAATCTCCTGACAATACCGATCACGTTTGTTGCCGACGACATCGCAACGCTAAGGGCAAAGGTTCGAGAAGTGGCGAGGGCGCTGAGTCCCAAGCGAGGAATCGGCAAGCTAACCGTGTTCACGTCAGATGGCCTGGGCCGGTACGTCAACTGTGTGTACGAATCGGGATTCGAGACAGACCCGGCAACGGAGGACGAAATATATGACGCACGGGTAGTGCTGAACTTCCGGGCCTTCGATCCGTTTTGGTATGACATCGAGCCAGTCAATAAGAGATTCGACAATAGAAATAACGGGGGCACATTCTTTCCGGCCCCGCCATTCCGCATCGGTTCGTCCAGCGTCTTTAGTACGTTCGCAGAAGATAACGAAGGCGACGTCAGAGCGTGGCCTGTGTGGGACATCACCGGGCCAGGCGAGAAGCTACGGCTGTTGAACGAAACGACAGGCGAATGGTTGGCAATTAGTCAGGCCATTGCGCGTGGGACCACGATCCGCATCGACACCCGCCCCGGGGTCAAGTCGGTCCGCAATATCACCGGCAACACGAACCTGTTCCCATACATAACCGGCTCGTTGTGGTCGTTGGCACCGGGCCTCAACAGCCTCCGGGTGGAGATGATCAACGCCATCCCAGATGCATCCGTGAATCTTCAATATCAGCCGGGATATTTAGGCGTATGAGCATTCGCGTGTATGTCCGTTCAGGAGTTCGAACACGGCTCGGTGAGTTGGACGATTACAGCAACCTAACGGTAACGACCAAACACACCGGCTACGGGAGTTGGTCATTAGACGTAAGCACCCAAGTTACGCTTGCGGCACTGTTCGGCCCCGGTACAGGGATCATCGTTGAGCGCGATGGTGCGGTCCTAATCAGCGGCCCGGTGGCAAGTGTCAAGCGGACAAAGAATGCTGACACAGACAAGCTAACGATTAGCGGCTATGAGGATTCCGTGTGGTTGGCGCGTCGATGGGTTCAGCCGTGCCCACCGAACTACGTAACGGCCCCAAATGTCTATACAGCGGCTCCATACGATGTCTTTGTCGGTGCCGGGGAAAGCGTGATGAAGCACTACGTGTCATTCGCGCTAAGCGGTGCAGCTACGGCGGATCGTCAGTTGCGAGGGCTAGTCATAGCGCCGAACCAGGAGCGGGGCCGGTCACTGCGACAACAAGCCCGGTTTGACAAGTTGGACGAACTACTAACGTCGACCGCCCTGATAGCAGGGGATTTGGGCTACTACCTACGTGAAAAAGCTTCGGACAGTCCATTGTTGATCTTCGATGTCGTCGTGCCGCGTGACCTAACCGGAATCGCACGATTCTCAACGGCGCTCGGGAACCTCGCTGCCTTCGAGTATGAGCAACAAGCGCCTGAGGCGAACGCAATCCTTGTCGCCGCCGGCGGTGAAGGAACAGCGCGCTTAACGCTTGAGGAAGTGGATGGACCATCGGTGGCCGAATGGGGCCGTATCGAAGCGCCAATGCGTGACCGGCGGGACACCACGGAGGTCATACAGATGGAGCAGACCGCGGATGAGGAACTAGATAAAGCAGCCCAGAAGCTAGCGGTGTCAATTCAGGTATCGGACACCGAGCACCTCAAGTTCGGTCGCGATTGGGGAGTATCCGATCGCGTGACCGTGGACATTGATGGTGTGATAATTGCCGATGTAGTGCGTGAAGCCACGGTCAAAGTCACTGCGGGCGCACCCGAGGAAGTGTCGGTGGTCATAGGCACTCCAGAGGCAACGGCGCCAAACGTTCTACGGCTATTCGGTGCACAGCGGCAAGCAGCCGCCAGAACAGCACAACTTGAAAGAAGAAGGTAAAAGCAATGGCAGAACTTTATGAACCGTTCGACGGCGGTCCGTACATGAACGATGCGGGCTGGTCAACAATTTGGGGCTGGTCGATGGCGAGCGGGGTAGTCGAACCGAACCCCACCGCCTACACACCGTCGCAGCAGATGTTGGTCTATGCCGAGTCGGACGGAAAGCAGGTCAAGATAAAACCCGGACAGGTGCATATCTGCGGGAAGATATACACGAACCCTGACACGATCATCCTTCCGGTAGCGGGCAATGCATCAGGGGCGAATAGGCAGGACCGTGTAGCGATCCGAGCCGACTGGCTGGCAAAGACAATTCGTTGCGTCATCACGCCAGGTACACCGGGTGGAGCGGCTCCAACGCCGGTGCAGATCCGTGGCTCAGTGTGGGAAGTGCCGCTGGCCTTGGTGGACGTGGCCAACGGATTCAACACGATCACGGCAAACGATGTTCACATGGACCGTCAGTGGGCAACGCTGGGCACGGAAAAGTGGCAGAGCTATACAGCTATTGCTCAAGCGTCGGTTGGCCCAAGCCCGACGCTTGTGGCTGATGCTGGGAACTTCGCCCGGTTCAAAGTCGTTGGTAACACGGTGACTGTGAAGTACCGGTGGAGAACCCAGATCACAGGCGGGGGCGCGGGCAACGCCTATACGATTCGACTGCCGTTCCCGGCCGCGTACAACAACACGCCCGGGGCAGGCGCAGTCCAAAACGCTGCCGGCCTGGTGCGTACCGTGTTCTCCAACTCCAACACGTTCGGACTATTGGAGATGGCCAACGGTCAAGGAGCCAACCTGAACAATCCGTCTGGGAGTACCGACGAAAGATTTACCATCGAATACGAAGCACTCATTTACTAAGGCTGTCCGTAGTCGAGGCAAGAAAGGTAGAATCACATCAGCAGAAGCGGCCTAGCCGTGGAAGCACCGGCCAAGGATGGCTGGCAAGAGATCAAGGATGATCAAGAGTGACGGCTGTTCAGAACGTCGAACTAAGCCCCGTAAATGGCGCGCCAGCCAAGGGCGTAAAGGTCCAGATCCGCATTGGTGGAGTTCCGGCGGCTACAGATTCCGGCACCGGATCAGTTGTTGCCTCAACAACGGTCTATTCAGCAGCGGATGGCAGTTGGTCCGCGAACCTGATTCCTAACTCGACTCTCAATCCTGATGGGACTTGGTATGAGTTCATCCGGACCTACAAGGCATCTCAGGGCGGCCAGAAGATCAAGCAATGGGGAGTGGTTCCCAACCAGGTCGCCCCGGTCAATTTCGAGAGCATCATCGTGTCGGAGCCGACCGCCCCGGCATTGACCGAAAGCGAACTAACCCTCCACCTCGCACATGTAAATCCACACGGTCAATATCTGTTGGCATCGAACTACGTACCAGGTGGGGCAGCGGTTGACGCCACTGCAACGACCAAGGGCATCGTTCAATTAGCAGGGGACTTACAGGGTACAGCGGCGCTACCAACGGTAAAGAAGAGCGCCATTACAGCGGTGCGGCTAGACGAGATGGCCACACCTACAGCCGATGTAGCACTAGGTACCCGCAAGATAACCGGCCAGCTAGCAGGCACCGCAGCGACCGATGGCATGAACAAGGGGCAACTGGATGCCCACGTAGCAGACGCAGCCGACCCACACGCAGCAGCGAACTATTCGATCATGGTGGGCGGCGGGCGGCGCTTCTTTATTCAAGAGTCGGACCCCGCAGGCGACCCAAATCTCCGCAATGGCGATGCATGGCTACAACCGTCGTCGGGGCAATGGCGAGCAAGAGTATTAAACGCGTGGAGCAACCCATCAACGACGACGGGTGGAACAGCGCCCACCACTACGACGACGGCCTCACCAACGCAGCCACCTCCAGTTGTTTCTACAGATCGAGTGACGGACGTCAAGGCGGCGGTAAATCAGTTCTTTGCCGAGTTCGTCCGCGCCGATGGCGCGGTATTGCAGAAGGAGGCGGACAACAAAGTTGTCTCCGAAGGTGCGGCCTACGCCATGCTGTTTGCCGTAATGGCGGCCGATCAGGTCAAGTTTGACTTGGCTCGGAATTGGGCCAACAACAACCTACGTCGGATCAAAAACACCGCACTAACCACCGGTAAGTACTTGTGGGCCTGGAATTACAACGCGACAACCAACGCTGTCCTTGATTGGAATTGGGCAACCGACGCTGATTACGACCGGGCAATGGCGTTGATGAGAGCGTGTCAGTTGTGGAACCGCCAACAGGACTACGAAGACCTAAATCAGCTGGTTAACGATCTCAAGCAATACACACTGAACTTTGATGAGGGACGCGCATATCAAACCACCGACGAATTTCAGCGTGGGGCGGGCACAGGAACAGCAGCCGGCCACCACGCGGTCACTGGAGGTTTTGTATGGGAGATGAACATCTCCTATATGAACCCCGTCGTGTATCGAATGTTGAAGGCATACACGGGTGACGGCGTATGGGATCAAGCATTAAACGGCTACTACGACATTCTCGATAAGGCAACAAACAACGCAGGCGGAATGGCGGTGACCACCGGACTTGTGCCGGATTGGTGCGACTACAGCACGGTAACCCATGATGCCGGACCGTTGACAACCGGAACAAACGGTTGGGCCTACACGCGGTCAACCGGGTACGCCTATGACGGATTTCGCACTGGATACAGGGCGTATCACGACATCTTGATCTATAACGAGGCACGAGCAAAGACGTGGATCGGTGGAAACTTCAAGACGTTTATGCGCAATGAGTGGACAACAAACACGGCCATTTACGATGGCTATGCCCACAACGGAACGCGAGTTTCATCAAACCCGAAGAACGTATTTGCTTGGCCCGCACATTGGGCAATCAAGACGGCAAACGCCTCTGATGGAGTAGCCGCCACAATTAAGTCAAGTTGGCTCACGAATATCAAGGCCACCAATACATTCGGCACGTACTTCCGCAACGACCCGGTAGCAGTGCCCACGTCGACCTACTACGGAAACTCGTGGATGATCTTCGGTGAAGCTACCGACGCTGGGATGTTTAATGCGCTAGCCGACATCTCAGGCATCACCGGTAAGTATGTTCCACCGGGCACGGCTCCAGTTGTAGGCGGTGCCGTGGCACCATCGGGTACGTGGTCGTTGTTCACGAACCCAAACACCTCAATTCGTGGATACACAAACGGACTACCAACGGGTGCCAAACGCACACGATTTGAGTGGGCAGCCTCACAGCCCAACGTCATGTGGACTGGCCCCGACCCATGGTGGGATCCGAACGGCACCCAGGCAACCGCCTATGTGAACGCAGCAAAGGCGGCGGGCAAAGATCCAACGATCTCCATGTACGGAATCCCGAATCGTGACCTTGGCGGGGCCTCGGCAGGCGGGTCGGCAGGCGCAGCCTCCTATCGCACATGGGCAACAGCGGTGGCCAACGGCATTGGGACCACGCGTTGTCTAGTCGTACTAGAGCCGGACAGCATTGCGCTAATCATTGGAAAGCCAGACGCCGAAGCGCGGTACTCACTCATTGCAGAGGTGGTCGGCATTCTGCGTAATACCTGTCCGAACATCAGGCTCTATCTCGACGCAGCACACAGCGCTTGGTATCCCGATCCGACACCGTTAGCAGGTCCGTTGCAGCGGTCGGGAGTGGGCAACACGCACGGTATCTGCGCCAACGTGTCGAACTTCCGGCCGGATAGCGAAGTAGCGCCGTGGTGCAACAACTTGCTTGGCAAGCTCAACCTTCCAGCGCTTGGATATATCTGGGATACCAGTCGCAACGGCAAGAACCCGCCACCAGACGGCAGTGACTGGCAGAACCCGCTACAAGTGCGCTACGGCCGAACGCCCCAATACGGCGGAACCGTTCTATCGAATGATCCCAAGGCACATGGTTGTCTGTGGGTAAAACCAGCAGGCGAGTCAGACGGCAACGACCCCGCAGGCGGACAAGGCCCTCACGGCGGTCCTAACGCCGGAGCGTTCTGGCCGGAGTATCTATACGTGGACGGTATTGCCGACAATGCCAACGGTCCTACTAATGGAAACCTCATTGGCTCGGGCAATGCGGGGATGCTGCAGCGGCCTCCCACGCCGGGTGTTCCCTTTTGACCGCATTACGTGACGTGACCAGGACAAGCTGATGCCGACGCTTAACGGCATGGATGCCGAACTACGCCAGCGCACTGAGTGGATGCTTTGGATGGGCAACGGAAAGATGGCGCTGTCGTCGGGTTTCCGTTCCAGCGCGGAGCAACAGGCGCAGTACGACCTCGCTGTCCGCGAACACGGTGTGTTGCTCGCAACGCGTTATGCAGCCAAGCCAGGTACCAGCGACCATGAACGTGGCAAGGCCGTAGACATCGCGTGCGCAGTGATGCACAGAGCAGAGCGAGAACGACTGGCTAAAGAGTGCGGGCTAGAGGCGCCGCTGCCGCATGAGCCCTGGCACTTCAAGCTGGCACCTAAGCGGACGCCATTGCCGAAACCCAAAGCCGACCCAGGAGTGGACTCGATGCTGTCCTACATAACGATCCCATGTTCCACAGGCGGGTACTGGGAACTACGCACCGATAACGGGGGGGTCGATGCCTATGACGGCGCGCCATTCTTCGGCTCACTGCCCAGCATCAAGGTCAAGCCGTTGGCTGCCATCGTGAGTCTTACGCCTTTGATGCAGGACGACATGGTGGCCGGCTACTGGCTGTGCGGCATGGATGGGGGAGTGTTCGCCTTTGGCGCTGCTCAGTTCCTCGGTGCATACGCAGGCCATCCGTCGTGGCATACGCCGGGAGCGTTCATTACCGGCCTAGTGCAATCGGGTGGCTTTGAGTCAACCGACCCGCAGCGGTACAAGCAGATCCGCCGTGAGCCGAACAAACCAGCAAGTGACATAAGTGAGTACAACTTCCCGCTGGGAGCATCGTGATGAGGGCGTGTCGTGGGCCGTGCTGAGCTGTTT